TTAAAGAGCGCCTTTTTTTTTATTAGTGCAAAATGGCTTTATAACTACTTCCTGAGTATCTGAGTTATATGAAATATAATCAACAAAAGAATTTATAAGAAGCTTTCTCATAGAATAATCAGCATTTTCCCATAGCTTTTTAAAATTCAAAAGCATAGAAGTAGAAGCATTAATTTCTTTAATAGCTGCTTTTAAATTACTATTAGTATTTTCTAATTCAAACTTTTTAAATTTCAATTCTTTAATCTCTTTATTTAATTCTTCAATTCTAGAAGAAAGCAAATCATATATGTTAGGATTTAAAGAAAGTTTATCAATTAAATTTTTTACTTGCAGCTCCTTTTGAGATATCTGCTTTTCATATGATTTAATACTGCTTTTATCTACAGCTTCAGATTCTAAAGATTTTTTATATTCTTCAATGGCTTTAATAAGAGAGCCTTTATTATCAGTGGCCTTAAAAAGTTCTTTCATAACACTCTTTTCTAATTTATCAAGCCTTATATTTTTAGAATCACAAGTATTATCACTTGGGTTAATCTTATTTATACATATATAATAACGAAGAATTTCTCCAGTCTTCCTAGAAACATGACCTTGCTTTTGAATCATCTTTCCACCACACTTAGCACAATGAAGCACTGAATTGAATACACCATATTCGCTGCCATTAACAAGTCTAGGGGCAAGATCTTTATTCTTATCTAATTGTCTTTGAACTTTAATCCATAAATTATCATCAATTACACCTTCATGTTTTGAAACAGAAAGGATCCATTCACTAATATCTTTATATTTATCCTTGGAATCTTTTTTATTATAACTTAATATTCCATTACCATTTGGATCACCAAATACAGTTGCACCTTTTATTGAAAGATAACTTATAACAAGTTCAGAAGATTTAACATAAACAGGATTTCTGAGTAAGAGCTGTAAGGCTTTTATATCCCAAGGAGAGTTTCTTTTAGTTTTAATATCATTTTCAATAAGATATTTTTGAAGCTTTCCAAGGCTTCCAAGAGTTAAATATTGCTCAAATAAAAGTTTAACTAGAGAAATTTCTTCATTAATAGGAGATAATTTCATCATCTTTTTTTGCTTAGAATTATTATCTAAATAATATATAGGTTCAGAAGAAAAACCAAAAGGGGGAGTGCCACCAAGCCAACGGCCAGTTTTAGCAAGTTCATACATATTATCTTTGATACGCTCAGCTATAGTTTCACGTTCCAATTGAGCAAACACGCTGCTAATAAACATCATAGCAGTACCCATAGGACTAGAAGTGTCAAACTGTTCACGTATTGAAATAAAATCAATGCCAAGGACTTTTAATTCATCAATCAACGTTGAGAAGTCGGAAACATTTCTGCTAATTCTATCAAGCCTATAACAAATAATTGCATCAAATTTTTTGGCTGCAGCATCCTTCATCATAGATTTAAATTCAGGTCTGTTTATATTACCACCTGAAAAGCCTTCATCTTCATATATATAAATATCATCATAGCCGTTATTTTTAGCATAAGATTTACATAGCTCTATTTGGTTCTCTACACTTTCACCCTTACCAGTAAATTTTGATTTTCTAGAATAAATAGCTGCTTTCATAGTATACCTCCAAAGTGTTATACACTGATTGTAGTGTTATGAATAAGTTAAGTTAATTGAGTATAGCTACATATATTTATTAAAAAGTAGTAGGAAAAATACTATATTTCACAACTATTATATGGGACTTCCTTTCTCTTTAATGCAGATCTTATATGATTATATCTATTTTCATCAACAACTATAGAATGAATCTTATATTGTAGCATTTCATTAGTTATATTAAAAGAATCACATATCTCACAAGGAGTAGATATGCAATTACATAATGCTTGCAGGAATTCATCATCACTTACAAGAAAATTAGCAGCCCATGATTTAGCTTTATGCTCCTGTTTATTTTTTATAAGTTTTTCAGAATAATTTTTAGATTCAATAGTTAAATTACCTAAACTAGTAAAGTGATGTCCTAACTCTTCAGCAAGAATAGATAAATATTTACATCTATCATTAATAATAGAATTTTCTACTATTATAACTGGAGGAAGATCTGGAGCTTTAAAATAAATCCCATTAAATGAGTACTGATTAAGATTTCTTTCTTCAAGATGAATTTTCTCTTTCTCAATAATACAAAAAATATCACTTAATTTTCGCATTAGTCTACCACCGCCATTATCAGTATTAATGATATTATTATAATATAATGAGAACAAATGTTCAATGATGGCTAATAAAAATTTAATATATCTAGTTTTAACTTGATGGCTTGGTAATAATTAAAGTAATGAGAAAATTGTATGTTGTCCAATTTCATGGTAAAATTAATAGTAAATAATTAACGTGTTTTATAGTTTAGAATATTTAACAAATGTTTAATGAGGAGATGTAATGAATAAGAAATGTCAAGTATTTACTCCTTCTAGTAATGTAATTGAACTTTTAGATAGAGTGGGATATGTGGAAAACTTATATGGACGCAAAGTGCTTGAAAACTCTTGTGGAAATGGGAATATATTGATAATTATAGTTAAGAGATATATTGAAGATTGTTTAAAGAATAATATTTCTAATGAAAATATTAAATTGGGATTAGAATCAGATATATATGGAGCAGAGATAGATCAAATACATTATTTAACGTGTATAAAGAATTTAGATATTGTAGCTAATCAATACAGTATATACAATGTTTCGTGGAATATATATAATGTAGATATTTTAAAAAATGAGTTGACACTTAAATTTGACTATGTCATAGGAAATCCGCCATATATTACATATAGAGATTTGGAAAATGAAACAAGGAAATTTATTAGAGAAAAATATGAAGTGTGTTATGAAGGAAAATTTGATTATTGTTATGCATTTATAGAAGAAAGTTTGAGATGTTTAAACGAAAATGGAAAACTTGCATATTTGATTCCAAATAGTATATTTAAAAATGTATTTGCAAGAAAATTAAGAAATTATATATTACCAACAATATGTAAAATATATGATTATACTACATCGAAATTATTTAATGGTGCAATTACATCGTCAGCAATTATTATTTGCGATAAAGGAAATAAAACATCTCATATAGAATATTGTGATGTTATAAATAACAAAACTTACTATATTCATAAATCAACACTTGAGGAAAAATGGATATTTCATAAAAAAGATATTGATTATAAAAATAAAACGCTAAAATTTGGAGATTATTTCAATGCCTCAGCAAGTGTTGCAACACTATCAAATAATGTATTTGTAATAAAGGAATATGAAGATTTGAATGAATACATTAGTACTAATGGATTTAAGATAGAAAAAACTATTTTAAAAAATGCAGCAAGTCCTAAAGGACGAGCCTATAGGATAAAAGAGAAAATTATTTATCCATATTATTATAAAAAAAATGAACTAAAAAGATATAGTGAAGAAGAAATTTTATCTCGTTTTCCACAAACTTTAATTTATTTACAAAATCATTTAAATAAATTAGAAAAAAGAGATTCAGAAAATAGTGTTAAGTGGTATGAATATGGCAGAAGCCAGGCATTAGTGCATTTAAATCAAGCTAAACTTTTAACGTCAACGGTTGTAACTAATAAAGTTAAAATATATAAATTAACAAAAAATGACATACCTTATTCGGGAATATACATTACAGCTAAAAAAGACATTCCATTAGATTATGCAAAAATTATATTAGAAAGTAGTGACTTTTTAGATTATGTAAAACGTATAGGTATAAATGCAAGCGGTAATTCTATAAGGATAACAGTAAAAGATATTAATAATTATTTATTTACTCTATAATGAGGTGATTATGTGGGAAAAATAGAATTTAGAGTTAGTGCCAAAGCGGCTAGATTGATAGGGAGAGAAAATATATCAGATGTAGATGGAGCGATAATTGAATTAATTAAAAATTCGTATGATGCTGATGCAGATTGTGTATTTGTAAAGTTTATTATGCCGTTTCCAAATGTGCCTAAGAATATTGAATTGGACAAGTTGAAAGATATATTTGAAAAAGACGAACTTAATAAGATTCTTACTTACTACGAATTAAAAAATAATAAATTCATTAGAAAAAATAATTTAGATGATAATCAGTTAGCAAATCTGCAGGAATTGTTATTTTCAAAAAATGAAATCATCTTAATTGATAATGGTACTGGAATGTCTCAAGCAATAATGGAAACATCATGGATGAATATTGGAACTAGTGATAAAGATATTAATATTTACAGCCAAAAGGGGCGAATAAAAACTGGAGCAAAAGGAATCGGAAGATTTGCCCTTGATAAATTATCAATTAAAAGTCAAGTATACACAAAAAATGAAGATGACAAATTAATATATTGGGGAATTGATTGGAATCAGTTCGCTAATGCAAAATTGTTAAATCAGGTAAAGGCAGATTTAGAGCTACTAGACATTACCTATGAATCAATGGTTAGAAAATTACTAGGAAAAGATTTTGAAAAGATTAAGCATCATGACTGGGATTCTGGAACTATAATAATATTAAAACCGACAAGAGAACCATGGACAGAGAGATTATTTAATAAAGTTAATACCAATATAAAAAGTATCAATCCACTTGGAACAGTAGATACATTTGAAGTATTTATAGAAAATGAATATAATAATGAATTGTCTTATCATACTGATAGCCTATCAATAAATGAAAGTGAATATGATTATAGAATAAGAGCAAATTATGATGGGAATAATAAAATGAAATTATCATTAAAGCGTAATGAAATTGACATAAATAAAGAGGAAGTAACAGTTGAAGTAAATAAGAAACAATATACTTTTCCCTTAGGTGAATTTTGGAGTAGGGAAGCTTTTAAAAAGGATACGCATAGAAGAAAAGATTATAATAAAGAAATTATCTATGAGTATCAGATTGAAGATCTTCTTAAAGATGATGATATTAATAATGTAAACAACATTGGACCTTTTTCACTTGATTTTTATTTTCTAAAAGGATCGAACAGTGATTTTGGAATAGTAAAGTCGATTAATATGAGTAAGAGAAAAGAGCTATTAAGAAATTTTTCGGGAATAAAATTATATCGGGATAACTTTAAAGTACGTCCATATGGTGACGATGGTAGCTTATATGATTGGCTATCATTAGGGCAAAGGGCGCAAAGGAGTCCAGCTGGGGTAGCACATCCATATGGGGATTGGAGAACACTACCGTATCAAACAATTGGAAGCGTAAATATAAGCAGAATAGATAATCCGAAATTATCAGATATGGCAAATAGAGAAGGATTATCTTTAAATGATACTTACTATATATTTATAAATCTCATTCAGAAGATATTGGAAAAGTTTGAGTATGATAGGCAATATGTATATAGAGAATATGCGGCATGGATAAAAGCAAAAAGTGATGAGGTAGATAAAGTTGGTACAATAGTTAATGATGTGAACAACAAGTATCAGGAAAAAAAAGGAAAAGAGAAAGAATCATCTAGTAAAACTGAAAATAATTCGGGATCAATTGATGATGATAATCAAGGGGAAAAAGAACAAGAGTATACGAAAGAAGACTATGAAGAAGCAATATACACTTTGGGAAAAGGAGCCCAAGATGAATTGAAAACTAGCCAAATTTTGATGGCTTTCAGTTCATCTGGGGTTATTACAAATACGTTTGCGCATGAAATAAGTAGGATATCTACAGAAATGGGAAGTAGAATCCAGAATATACGAGTTGCAATAAAGAGATTGTTAAATTATAAGGAATATGAAGGTGATGAAGATTTTAATCCATTTGAGATGTTAAAAGAAGCTGAGAGTACAGATAGTTTATTAAATACATGGATAAAAGTTATAATGAATGCAGTCGAAAGTAAAAACTTTGATAAAGAAAATTTATCACTCAACAATTTCGTAAATGAAATTGTTGAGAACTGGTCTCCCTTAATGGAAAAAAAGTATATAACAATTACCCATGAGTTTGACGATCAAGATGTTAATATAAATATATCAAAGGTAGATTTATATTTGATTTTTAATAATTTCTTTTTAAATTCAGCTTGGTTTTTAGAAAAAATAATTAGTCAAGGGAGAAAAATATATATACAAATAAAGAATGAAAATGATAATATACTCATATATCTTATGAATAATGGGCCAACTTTAGATGAATCTTTCAAAAATAATCCTGATGAAATTTTTAATGCTGGAGTAACTGTAAAAAAACAAGATGAGGGCACAGGACTTGGTCTATGGATTACTAGAGAAGTTGTAACGAGAAATTCGGGACAAATTCATGTTATGAATAAAAGTGATGGTTTTGGAATAAGTATATCTTTTCCCAAATAATATATGGAGGTTATTATGTATTTAATAGGATTGATAGATGACGAACCAAATGAATTAACAAAAATAAGAAGAGCAATAAAAGAAAATGCGCCTAAAACATTAGAATATAATTTCAAGTCATATTCTTTAGATGATGAAGTAAGTTCGCTTATTCAAAGTATATCAGAAGAGATAGTTGAAGATATAAAGGAGAATAGAATTACTGGATTAATAGTTGATTATAGAATAATAATTAAATCTATAACGATAGAAGGAAGTGATATCTTTAAGAGGATTCATGAATTAATTCCAGAATTTCCTGTAATTATTTTAACCGATGTTATCAGCGATTGCATTAAGCATGATTTTATTGATCCAGATAAAGTATACAAAAAAAGTGAGTTTTTTAAACTTGAAGAAAAATACTCTAAAGATAAAACAGAAAATATTTTTAGAAATATGGAGAGGTATGTGATAAGGAGAGAATCATTACAAATTCAACTTGATCAATTGAAAAATGAAATAGGTCAAAAGGGAATGAACCAAGATATATTTGATAACATAATTGCAGTAGAAAATAAGCTTGATGATTTCTATCCAATAGAACAAAGTCAAGTCGAAAAGGTACTTGATTCTAACAAACTAAAAGAAGTTGTAGATTTATTATCTAAAGCAGAAGATATTTTGGAGAAGTGATATGAAGTATAAGGAGTTTAGAGATTTTAAAATAACTAGAACATGTACTAAAAATTATAAAAATTATAAAACGTATAAAAGCCATCTGGCTAAGGATTTCCAATCAAGGTGTGCATATTGCAATCTATTAGATAAAATGATAACCACTTCATTTGAAGTGGATCATTTTATACCGAGTCATGAATTCGAAGGAATATGTGATGAATTAGATACAAACTATAATAATTTAGTATATTCTTGCAAGAAGTGTAACATAGCGAAAAGTAATCAATTTAAAGGAAAAATTAACCCTTTGAAAATTGAAAATGAATATTTTTATAATCCAATTGATGTAGATTATAACACTATATTTTATAGAGATGAAATAGGAGCAATAAATTCAGATGATGATAAAGGTAGAGATATGATTGCTAGATTGAAACTTTATCGCCCTATACATAATTTGGCCTGGCTATGCGAGGAACTACTTAAAATGAGAGAAAAGATTAAGGAAAAATTAGAAAATGATAGTGATAAAGAAAAGATAGCTGTTTTAGAAAAGGCTAAAGATATAATTGATGACTACTATATTGAATGTAGCAGAATATTTACATCAAACTATAATAACACTAAAATGGATTTAGACAAACTAATAGATCGAAACGCTTTTAAAATATTGGACAAGCTATGAATAACAACAGTCTAGATTAATTTTACATAAAGATAAAAAATAAGGTATTCATCACGAATACCTTATTTTTTATCTTTATATTTTTGTTTTATATATTCAATAAAATTATTAATCTCATCCTTAGCTTCCTTTGGAAGTTCATCATAATCAGTATCGCTATGAAGTGCAATAGTGATATTAGGATCTTCAGTATAGTTCTTTGAATCAGTTTTTCCAAGGAGATAATCTAATGACACATTGAAATATTCCGAAATTTTTAATTTAATTTCGTCACTAGGAGTACTATTGCCAGTTTCATACATAGAAACTGTGGTTTTTCCTACACCAAGTATTTTGCCTAATTCAGCTTGCGTTAAATTATTAGATTTTCTTAATTCTTTTAATCTATCTGATAATGTAGCCATTTCATAATCTCCTTTATTAATAGTTCAATATAATTGTACATATTTACATAAATAAATAAAAGCCATATCCAAGAAAATTGGTTTTTTATTTTAAAAAACATTGACAATCCAATAAACTTGGATTATTATGAAAACATAGTAGTCCAAGATTATTGAATTTTAGGAGGTGTGTAGAATGAATCAATTGTTAAAAAAACTTAGGTTAGAAAGTGGAAAAACGCAAAAAGAAATTGCTGAAATTCTTGGATATAGTAGTAAAAGTGGATATTCCATGCTTGAAAATGGAAGTGTAGAACTCACTATTTCAAAAGCTAAGGTATTATCTAATTTTTATAAAATTGATCCTAAAATTTTTTTTGAAAAATAGTCCAATAAACTTGGATATATACATTTTAATTTATACATTGGAGGAAAGAAATGGAACAATACTACAGAAATATTTACCAAATAGCGAGAGAGTGTACAAGCTTAACTCAAGAAAAATCATCAGAACTACTAGATATATCTGTTGATAGTTTAAGAGCATATGAAGGCGGGAAGAGAACACCACCAGAAAACATAGTAATTGACATGGCTAAGATATATAATCGTCCATATTTAATTTTGCAGCATTATCAAAATACTTTGATAGGAAAAGAACTTTTTCCAAAGATAGAAGTTAAACATTTAGCTGAAGCAGTATTAACATTTTTAGATGAGCTTGAAGATCTAGAGAGCATTAAGAAATTAATGATTAAGATTTCACGTGATGGTCAAGTTGATGAAGATGAAAAAGAAGATTGGCAAATGATAATGAAAACACTCGATGAAATGGTATGTGCAATTATAACTATAAAGTTTGCTAGGTAACACATTGTGATAAGAAAACATATTATGAAATGATTTATATTTACGGGGGAATGGATATGAAAGGCGATGAATTAAAGGTAACTATTATAGGATTAGAAGATAAAAAAGGCTTTGATGAGCTTGTGGCAGAGTTACAAGTTGCTGCTGTTATGAAAATGTGTCCTCCAGAGCTAAGACTTCAAGTTTTAAATAATGCTCTAAAGATATTAAAAGCAAATTAACTGATTTTAAACATATTAAAGGAGAAATTCAGAAGATGAATATAATAGAAATCTTATGGAAAATAGGCTATGACGTTCTTAAAAGTGATTCAGAAAAATGTGAATACACAATAATGTATGCTCAAGAAAGAAAAAGACGTATGTGGAAGCAAATAAAAGATGGAGCTATTACAGTTGAAAATGAGCTGCTTAACGATATCTATACAGTAACTGTTGGAGAAGTTTGTTTTAATCAATGTGGAGATTTATATGTTGAATTTACTGATGTGAATACAAAAAAATGCATTGATTTTTATGAACATAAAAACATGAAAGAAGATGAACTTTATAAATAAAAAAAGAACCTTAATTAAAGGTTCAATAAGTGTTTGAGATACGGACGCCCATCCGTATCTCCATTATAAATTGAAATGGAGGAAAAGTAAATGGTTTTAGAATTCTTAAATGATTTAAAATCAAAAGTTAGCAAAGAAGATTTTAATGTTATTTTTGCTATGACAAGAGAAGACATAAGGTTTAATAGGACAAGTTTTAATAAAAGGACTACACCTGAAGAATTTATTGAAATATGTAAAAGGTGCTGTGTTGCTTTAAGTAGATGCAGCTAAGTTTTTTAGTTAATTTAAATTACAAATAATGAAAGTGAGGCGAGACTGTGGAAAGAGATTTTAAAGGCATATGGATACCAAAAGAAATTTGGCTGAATACTCACTTAACTATGAATGAAAAATTATTTTTAGTTGAAATAGATAGCTTAGATAATGAAAAGGGATGTTTTGCGTCTAATGACTATTTTGCAGAGTTTTTTGGCTTATCTAAAAACAGGTGTAGTGAAATAATAAAATCTTTAGAGAAAAAAGGATTTTTAAGCGTTTCTTATAAATACAAAGCTGGTACAAAAGCAATAGAAAATAGAATAATTAAGCTACTCGAAATATCGATAGGGGGTACTCGGAATATCGACTGTGGTGTTCGAAATATCGATAAAGGTACTCGAGATATCGACAGAGGGTATTCGGAAAACTGTGAAGATAATAATACAATACTTAATAATACAATTAATAATATAAATACTATATCTAAAGATATAGTTAGTAGCACTAAAGTTCAACCCATAATAGATAAGTGGAATGAACTTGGACTCCAAAAGCTCATATCCATAAACAAAGGCACTAACAGATATAAATTACTTCAAGCAAGGCTTAAAGAATATGGACAAGATAAAATACTTCAAGCTATAGAAAATATAAAATGCAGCAGTTTCCTAAAAGGTCAAAATAATAAGAACTGGACAGTAACCTTTGATTGGTTAGTAAAGCCAAATAATTTTATTAAGATCTTGGAAGGCAATTACGTAGATAAAGAAAATCCAGTTAAGACAACTAAGAATAAAGAGGTGCAGCCACTCAGATTTAATAATTTCGAGCCAAGAAACTATGACTATGACAATTTAGAAAAGAGGCTCCTTGGGTGGGATAACGATGATTAAAAATAAAATGGATGAAGTGCTAGATGGTCAAATAAGCATATTTGATTTAGTGCTTAATGAAATTAAAGAACCTAAAAAAGAATATGCACCAATAGTCAAAAGTCATAAAGATAAATTTGCAGAAATTATTAATCTATATAAACCTAGTGCAGCAAGAATAGTTAAAAGAATATATGGAGCATTGCTTGTGGAGCTTGAAGAAAAGACATTGTATTTTAACAGTGATGGAGTAAAAGAACTGGAGCTAAAAAAAGATATAGATCTGCTTCCAGCTGATGAAATTTTATTTGTAAATCAAGATAGAAAATTAAATGATATGCAGCTTAAAAAACTTAAGGACATGCAGGTTGCAGAATACATTAAACGTAAAGGTGATGCTAATATAATAATTCAAAAGCAAGATAAGACAATTGTTATAAATCCTAAAGGATGGATCTTAGAATACTTACAAAAACCAAAATATCATGAAGATGAAGTATATAAAATTGAGGTTCCTAAAGAAAATATAGACTTGCATATTTTAAGTGCAGAAACAGATATTGATGAGAAGAAAAGCACTATTAAGCCATCAACTTTCGCTCATAATATTATAGATTTTGAGGAAAATGATCTGGTAGAAATACAGTATAAAGGCACAAAGCATATAGGCAAGGTAGTAAGAATTTATAACAATGGTGAAACCTTAAATGTTAATTGGGATGGTAAGCAGACAGCCTTTTATTATAAAACAGTAAAGAAGCTTAAAGAAATAAAAATGAAAAATGCTATGTAATTAACTGGTGGTTAACATGAAGGAAGCCCCTAAAAAGGGGCTTATAGTTACTAGGTAAAAGCAAAAAAAGATTATGGACAAAAGAGTAAATAAAAGAGAAATAAAGTTATAACGAAGAAGGTACATTTAATTATATGAAGACTAACTTCAAATAATTCTAAATGTTGATAAATAATTTTGTGCATTAAAAAAGCCCCTAAAAAGGGGCTTAAAAATCACTAGGTAAAAGCAAAAAAAAGATTATGGATAAAAGAGTAAATAAAAGAGAAATAAAGTTATAGCGAAGAGGCCACATTTAATTATATGAAGGCTATCTTCAAATAATTCCAAGTGTTGATAAATAATTTTGTGCATTAAAAAAGCCCCAATTAATGGGGCAAAAAATGGATTATATAAATAATATGTTAACTAAATCATTATAGTATGTGCAATTTGAAAATATTTATTCCGTTATTGTTACAGTACCAGGGCCTAATATTACAATTCTATCAACATATTTCAAAGGACCAATATTGTATTTAGGTGAGTTTTCTAATAAACGGTGTGATTCCATTACTTCTTGCTGACCATCCATTCTTATCATAAGGTTAATTCCAGCAGAAGTGTTTTGAATATTGTAGGTAGTATTCTCCATTAATTTTAAATCTCTTATATTATAAATACCTTCAGATAACTGGATATTTAGCGTTCTAGCGTTGACTGTTAGATTGTTCATGCTAAAAGATAAAAGCAGTAGAGCAGAAAGTATAGTAAATAGTTTTTTCATTTGGTAAACCACCTTTCGTAATTTTAAATTGTAAGTTAAATAACTGAAATTATTATGTGAGGATATAATTGAAAATATTCATCAATGCCTTGCAGGACTAGAAGGTGCGTTAGCAGGGATTACAATTGTTAATGTTAAGGTCACTGCAAAAGATAAATAAGAAGAGAGTTAATTAAAGCTCTCTTCCTAAAAAGGAGCTATAAGGATGGGAATTATTAAAGATATAGTTGATATAGTGGTTCCAAGAGTACAAAAGAGAATGGAAGAGGAAGGACTAGATATTAAAGAAGCTTTAAATAAGGAGCTTAGGGAAATGGGATATATTCAGAAGGATGATAAAGTGGATGAGTAAATTGGAGAGTAATTTGGAATGTGTAGAAATTGTTCATAAACAAAAAGACACTACAAAGTGTCTTTTAAGCAATAAGTACTTCACCTTTCCCAATAATTGCAATTCTATAACTAGGTTCAAGAGCAAGCAAGCTATAGTTTGCTGATTTGGGTGGTAAATAAATAGATTGTATTTGACGTTGATTTTCATCAAAAAGTGCGATATAAACACTATTATCAGGTGATACATTTTGAATAGTATAACGATTTTTTTGTGCAACATTAAGATTAGACAATTGATAAATACCTTCCTTAAATGTAGTTGCCGCAAATGCTGGAATTAATGCAAGAGAATTAAAGAATAAACATATTAAAATTAATATTACTGAAATATTTCTTCTCATAATATAAGATCACCTTCCAAATTAGTAGTATTGGTGTAACTTTTTAATCGATAAATACCTCCCCATTACCAACTATAGCAATTCTGTAATCAGGCTTAAGTGGTAATAAATTATATTTTCCAGATTTGGGAGCTAGTCGTATAGCTTGGATTTGAAGTTGATTTTCATCATAAAGAAGTATATAAACACTATCTTTTTGAGATACATTTTGAACACTATAGGTATTTTCTGCTGAAAAATTAAAATCAGCTGCTTTATAGATACCCTCTTTAAAAATGTTAGCAGCAAATGTAGAGAATGTCAGATTAAATAATAAAAATATTGAAATTAAAAATATAAGTATAAATTTTTTCATAGCATAGCCACCTCAACATTTTAGAATAAACAATAAATATTAATAATTTTATTATGTGTACTTATTAAGTAAATATGCAGAATGTAGATTTGACGTGGTAGTAAATGAAAAAAAATGTTCTTTGAAAATTGAATAATGCGATATTTATAATATGTAAAACATTTTTAATTGTTAGATTTATATTTAAAAAAGGCAATATATAATATCCTAAAAATAGCAGGTAGTCAATATATACTTTGAAAATTCATAAAATTTCTACCATATGAGTTTTAATATATTCTGATAGACATTAAATAAGTTATTGTAGTTTGAATTTGCATATGATTCTAGTTATAATCATTTTTATGACATGTACAGTATTTTATGGGAGGTTTCGTATGAGTGAATTTTTGAAATTAGAGAATTTTATTGGGCATTCAGATGTAAGTTATGAAGAAGTTATAGTTCAATTTTTACAGGATAACGAAATAACGATTGATGATTTTGAGTATGTAGGGAGATGTGATTCTGAGTGCCTGGAATGTAATGCAGAAAGATTTAGTGTCTGGCGCAGAGATATAGGAGTCATCGAAGAAGAAAACATTTTTACTTTCGATTTAGATGCCGCGGATGAAACATTAGATTTCGCTATATACTTGTGTAATAAATGCAAGAAATGGACTATTTATATTGAATAACACATTATTCTCAAATTATAAATCTATAAAATAAATAACGTATTGTAAAATCGCATTATTCAAGATGAATTTGCGATTTTTTTAATACGCAATTCTATTATTAAACGCAAAATATGCCCCATTAAGGGGCATACAATGGATTTTATAAATAATAATATAATCAACAACCAATTATATTATGTACTATTTGAAAAAAAGTATTCAAGTAATTTAATTCATTAAGGAGCTTGAAGAAATGGTATATATTCAGAAGATTGGTTAAGAGAGGAAGAAGTTTAGAAGTAAATCGTAGTATGTAGAGTGGAGGGAGTTTAGGATGGATAGACCAAAAGACTTACCTAATCGATTAGAATGTGCGTATTGTAAGCGGAATCATAGACATGGTGGAGAATGTCATGGGAAGGATATAAACAGAAATGAAACTGGATGTTTATTCTTTAGTATGGATTCAAGAGGATGCATAAGAACACAAGATTTAATACTTCCTTTTAATTTGTATATGGACATTCCGCCACTAAATATGTGGGAGGATAGTTGGACAGTATGTGAAAATGATACAGAAGTAAGGATAAATAAAATATATGCTTTAAGTTGGGATAATCAAAAAGGGTTATTAAAAGTAAAAGCAAATGTTGATTACTATATTAATGAGTTCAGCGAAGAATATATAAACAATAAAAATAAACCTATTTTAAAAGTTATTAAATAATGCACAAACTATAGAAAATGCGTAGTAGTTAATTTAGATAATGTTCTTTGAAAATTGAATAATATGATTTTTACAAAATATGCTATAATTAATATAGAATAGTAAGATATTATGAATTATAAATGATTTATATTTTTGGAGGAAACAAGATGATAAATAGCAGGCTACTAAATCCAAACGATTTTAAGATTGATGAAGAATGTTGCGAAGATATGGCAAAAGGGACAGCCGCTTGCAAAAGGCTTATAGAGAAATGGACACCTGAACTGGAAACTCAGATGTTAGAAGCCTTTATAAACATTTATTATGATGATATGTATGAACAATGGGGTCCTGATGATGAGGAAGAAAGTAAAGAGTATTGGCAGGAAATCAAGTCACCCGCAGACCTTGTAAAATACACTGGGACAGATGTTACGCTTTATGCTTTGGAAGACAGCATATATGCCAAAAGTAAAACAGAGAAGAACAAGTATGAATCACAAAATGTTGATGTATGTGTGATATTCGTACTTAGTTGTCCGTGGGAGGAAGAGCATGGTTGGGCAGCTGTTTTTGTAGATGAAAAATTTGTTAAAGTTGATAGAGATATTGTTGATTGCGTTTGGTTGGACTGATTAGAAAAATGTAGTTATGTACACAGCCCCAAATCCGTGCATTCCCTACACACGTCGTAGATATTAAGAATAATTAGAAGTTGTTTTACTTCATAATGTTGGTAAATTATAAATCAATAAAAGCAAATAACAAATTGTAAAATCGCATTATTCAAGAAGAAATTGAATTTGCGATTTTTTATTGCGTAATTCTAAAATTTAGCGTAGTGAAGGTAAAAATAAAAGGTGTTCATAATGAACACCTATTCTAATTAGAGAACGAATCATGGAAAGAAGATTCTCTAATTAATCTGTATACATTATAACATACTTTATAAAGGATAGGTGGTAAAAATGGCAGAAATTAAAAGTATATTCAATATCTACAGAGAAAGAAAGTGTAAAATTGATAATTTGGAAATCGAAATTGAAAACTTAAGATTGAGTGGATCTGAGGAAAGTGACATAAGAATAAAGGATTTTGCCAAGGAGATTAATAGATTGAAAAATGAAAATAAAAGAATTGATAATATTCTAAACTTATTACCTGAAAAAGAATATAAGGTTATAAAATTGATTTTAATAGATTGCAAAGATAAGAAAAAAGTTGCTAGTGAAATTGATAGGACTGAAAGACAAATAAATAGAATTTTAAATAGAGCTATCCAAAAGATAAATTTATAGAGTGCAGTATATGCACTTTTTATTTATGCCTATTCGAGTATTAATTAAAAATAAATGTAAGAAAAAATGGATGTTATTGGAAAAATAAATTAATTTACAACTGTTTTTTGCAAAAACACTCTAATTTCTCTGAAATATACTCAAAAAATAATGGTTAAATAGTAAAAGTTTTATTTTATTAAAAAAACTACACTAAAAATGTTTAAAATGGTAAAAAAATATGTTTTAATATATATGATTAGTTAAAGGGGGTATTAATAATGAAAAAATATGTTAAACAAAAATTATCGCTAGTAATGGTACTTGTATTTATGTGCATGTTTAATGTAACATATGCTGTTTCAGCAGCTGATATGTCATCTGGTGCATGGACTAAGTCAGGTGAAGGCACAACAACAATAACTAAAAATGATGATGGAAGTTTAAGTTTTGCTTATGACCTAGACTCGAATATAATATTTAACGGTCAACAGTGGACATTTGATAGTGTTGCAGATTCTACAGAAACTTTTAAATATGATTGGTCATATAGCTATTTTCATTCTTGGTTTCAAGCTCAAGCAAAAGTAACTGCATATGCAGATGGACCAGATGGAGAACAGACTGTTCAACTTTATGTTAATGGAGATACAAGTTTAACTGGTAGCTCAAGTCTAAATCTTCACCAAGGATATCATTATGGATTTAGAATTTATGGAAGAAACGGAGACTCTGCTCATAGAGCTCTTGGAACTTTAAAGATTTCAGTTGCGGCTGTAGAAGTAGATTCAATTAGTAGTCCTTCAGATATTAATGTCACAAAGGGAACTTCAAGAAGTGACATAGGATTACCAGATGCAGTAGATGTTGGACTAAGTGATAACACGACAACAAGTGCAGCAGTAGTATGGAATGATGGAAATCCAGCATATGATGGAGACACATTAGGGACTTATACATTTACAGGAACAATAACATTATCAGAGGGTGTAATAAATCCAAATAACTTAGAAGCAAGTGTAAATGTTATTGTAAAAGATTCAGATGAAGGTAATGAACCAACAATACCTTCAGAAGCAAAAATTGTAGGCGAAACAAAAGTAGGAAGAACTTTAACTGCACAGCTTATAGATGAAGTTGGAAACGAAGTTACCACAGGCGCTGCAGTAACTTATGAGTGGTATAGATTAGATAACTCAGATTCAAACTTTAGTGAGAAAGTAGGAACTGATAAAACGTATAAGTTAACTGGACATGATTTGAATAAATACATAGGCTTAATTGCTAAATATGGTGATTATTCTTTTGATTGCGTTAGTGGAAAAATTGTAGCATCAAGCAATAGTTCAAGTTCATCAAGTCATCATTCGAAGCCAAATAAAGATACAGAATCTACTAATACTGATAAAACTACGAATGATACAAGTGTTAAAAAGACAGGATGGGCACAAGATATAAATGGTAAATGGTATTTAGTAAAAGAAAATGGAAATAAGGAAACTGGTTGGAAGGCAGTAAATAACAATTGGTATTTTTTCAATACTAATAGTGGAGAGATGGTAACTGGATGGTATAAGTCGCAAAAAGGTGATTGGACTTATAATGGACAAGATGTAGAAGGTCAATGGTTCCATTTAGATGCTGACGGAAAATTAACAACTGGTTGGCTTAAAGACACAGATAATAACTGGTACTATCTATGTAATGGTCAATATGGTCCATTAGGATCTATGCTAAAAGGATGGCAGAAAGTAAACGAAAAATGGTATTATTTCAATTCTAATGGAGCAATGGAGAGTAACTCAGTAATTGATGGTTATACTCTAGGCACTGATGGGGCTTGGATTGAGTAAAATTAATAATTAGGATATAAAAGAAACATAGTTATGCAGTTGATGAGAATTGTATAACTATGTTTTTTTATTTATATATAATGTCCTAAAAATGTCTCAAAAATGTCCGACAAATGTCTTAAAGTTTATGATAACATAAAATCAATAAAAAGAAATGTCACGTTTTTGGTATGGAATAACTATATCTAATTTTAGGAGGGATATTTGTGCTAGATAAAGAAAAAGTGAAAGAATTATACTTACAAGGATATAATGCAGTAGATATAGCATTTATATTGAATTGTAAACCAGATACAGTTAGACAATGTATACATAGAAATCTAAAAGAGTTTAAGACTTCTCATTTAGCAATTAAAATTAGAAATAAAGAAATAGATAGAATCACAATATATGAAGCAAAACAATATATGAGTGATTCAACTTTTATTAAAAAGAATAGATCTATCTACAAAACTAATTCAGATGGAGATATAGTAATTGATGTTAATGTAGCTCCAATAGTAAGTTTTGATACTCCTAAAAGATTAAAAAATGAGAATAGCCTTAAAGAAATAGATAAAAGAATAAGAAAAAGCAATTATAGGAAAGATGAGTTGTTTGTATAGCAATTTGTCTTTCTTTTTGTTTGGAAAGAAGGTGAGAATGTGAAAGAAATATACTTAATTCGTATTTGTGGTAAATGTAAGAAGACAAATATTTTAATTAATGATGAAGTTGAGGACACAATTAAAAAAGGACACTATATGTCATGTTCTCACTGTGGAAGTAAAAGAATATTTGAAGAAAACGAGACAAGCGATTTACGCAAGTGTATGGATAGCAATGTATACAAAAGAGTAAAGGGAAAGATAAGGCAGGTGCATTCAGTTTGAGAAAAAAAGGAAGGAATGCAGCTATAGTAATTAAAGATACTAAGGATTTACAGAGAATTGCTAATAGAATGAAAAGTTATAATTATCCAGCATATATACTTTGGAGTATAGGAGTTAATACTGGATATAGAGGTGGAGATTTAGTAAAACTTACAGTTGCAGATATTAGGAAAGCAATACAGACTAGTGAATTGATTATTCAGGAAGAAAAGACTAAGAAAACTAGAAAAGTAAAGTTTGAAAGAGTTGTAAAACTGAGCAATAGGCTTATAAAAATACTTCAGGAATACATTCAAGATAAAGAGGATGCAGAATATTTATATTGGTCACAAAAAGGGGAAGGCGTAGAACCATTTAAAGAAAATATATCAAGAGAAGCATTAGGAAAAATTTTTAAAAGTGTACTTGAAGAGATTGGCATATTAGGTTCAATTGGAACACATACAGCACGTAAAACATATGGATATTTTCAATATATAGAACGCGATAAGGATATCTATTATGTCCAAAGATTGTTTGGACATGCCAAGGTAACAACTACTATGGAATATATCGGATTAGATGAAGATATATTGCAAGAGTCAGCAAAGATATCAGATAAATATGTGTTTTGATATGTGGGAAATATTCATATTTTTTTATCCTTAAATACCTTATTATTTAATCCATAAATATTAAAGGATAAAAATTAAAGACATATAGAAGTAGGAATATTAAAAAATAAATACCTTACTCTGTAAGTAAATGAGGTATTTTATAGCTTAAAACATACTATAAGTCAGCTAAATTATTACGCTAAAAAGTAGGGAAATAAATGACCTAGAGAATAGATAATAATATCGTAGCACTTTGATTTGTGAGTGCTACGATAAGGAGGTGTTCATTATGGCAAGAAGTGATAGTTATCAGGAACTTATAGAGAGCCGCTTAGATGAGATAGAATCATGGGTTGAGTATGGTGAAACTGATAAAGATATTGCTGAAAAATTAGGTGTGGGATATTCCACATATAGGAAATATAAAACTGATAGCGTAGCACTTAAGGGTGCAATTGCTACAGGAAAAGATAAGGCTAATCAATCGGTTGAGAAAGCATTACTAAATAATTGTTTAGGATATAAATATACAGAAGAAGTTGCAACAAAAGTAAAAGAAGAAGTCTTGGCAGATGATGGTAAGACTATATTAGTTCAAGAGAAGGTAGTTGTTAAACCTGTTAAGAAATATAGTAAACCGGATTTAGCAGCACAAAAGTTCTGGTTAGTTAATAGGAAGTCTAAGATGTGGAGCGAAGATCCTAACAAGGTGCTTAATGATAAGAAGCTTACCAAGTTAAAAGAGAAAGAAGCTAATTCAAAGATTATTGGATTATAAGGAGTGTTACTGTATGGCTATGTACAGGTTATGTTCTGTATGTGGTAATAGAGTCACATATGGAGGTAAGTGTGAATGTGAAGTAAATGAGAAGAAAGAAAAGTATAAGCATTATAAGGAGAAGAGGACAGATAAAAGAGAGCAGGAGTTTTATTCAAGTGGTGTGTGGATTAAGTGTAGGAATAGCGTAGCATCCAATCAATTTGGTTTAGATATTATTGAATGGAGCAAAGGTAATATAGTTCAAGCCGAAGCATATCATCACATAATAGAAACTAAAGATGATTGGAGTTTAAGGCTAGATGCAAGCAACATAATTGGATTAACAAAAAGAAATCATATAGCAATTCATAGAATGATGAATAAAAGCTGTGAAGAAAAAATAAAAGTAGAAAATTATTTAAAAGAATTGCTAAAAAGATATGAAAATGAGATATTTTAAACCCGGGGGAGGGGCTGAAAATTTATATAAGGGGATGGAAAGTCCCAGGTGCCCTCCCAGTCAGATAAAATTCCCAAAATGAAAATTTGAAAAATCGTGTGAAAGAAGGTGGATTTTTGGTTAGACCAAGTAAATCAATAGATAGCCAAAGTAGACATAATACTAAAGCTGAAATTAAATTAAGAAAAGAGAATGAAGAGAATCTAAAAGGTTTAGCTGACAAGATAGATAAACCACCAAGTTATTTATCCAAAGAACAAAAGAAAATATATAAATTTATAATTGAAGAATTACTAGAAACAGGAATATTAACTAATTTAGATGTATTTGTGTTATCTACTTGTTCTATTGCAGTTGACAGACTTCAAACTATAGAAACTATTATAAATAAGAACATAGGAAGTTTGGTAAATAAAGATTTGATGAGCGCAAAGGATAAATATACAAAAGATTTATATAGGTGTTGTAGTGAATTATCATTATCTCCACAAAGCAGAGCTAAGTTAGGAAATTTAGCTTTGGATAATAAAGATAAGAAAGAAGATCCTTTATTGAAAGCTCTACAGGATGATGAAGATTAATGAAATTATTAGATGATGCATTAAAATATTGTAAAGATGTTATTGATGGTATTGAAATAACTACAGATGAAGTCAAGCAGCAGTGTAAAAAGTTTCTACACGATTATGAAATAAAGCAATATGAAGATAAGTTTGAATTTTTTTTATGTGCAAAAAAGTTAAGGATTATAAATAACATCTTGAAAATAATAAATTATGCAACAGGATTTGTCGCTGGAAAAAGTGTTTATGATGGAATTGTGGGATTTCAGGCACTTATTCTAGTGGCTATTTTTGGTTGGAGATATAAAAATGATAAAAATAAATTCAGGTATAGAGATGTAGTTTTATTTATTCCTCGTAAAAATGCTAAAACATTTTTAATAGCGCTCATATTTATCCTATTGATGCTAACAGAACAGAACTTTAGTGAGTTTTACTCTGTGTGTATTGATAGAGATTTAGCCAAGGAAGTACGTAAGGCCATGACACAGATAATAACAGCGAGTCCAGCATTAGAAAAACATTTTTTTGTATCAGAAAGTGAAATAGGTATTATAAAATGTACACTGACACATAGTTTCTATTACCCACGTACAAGCAAAGCAAATAAGAATAACTCCATTAGACCTGCAGCGGTATGTGCAGATGAAGTTGGAGCATTTACAAGTAATGATAATATACAAGCTATGAGAAAAGGTCAATTAAGTGTTAAAAATCCACTTATGTTTAAAACAACAACTGCTTATGCTGAAAGTGATTCAATAATGCTCGAAGAGCTTGAATATGATAGAGCAGTGTTAGAGGGAACTGTTACAAATGAACGAATATTTATTCTTTTGTATTATGCACTTAGAGAGGAAGTGTGGGATGATAGGGCAATTTATAAGGCAAACCCGTTAAGAGTAGAAGAAAATTACGAAGAAATTAAAAGCGATAGAGAGATTGCTAAAATAAAAATATCTGAACAGGAAGAATTATTAACTAAAAACTTTAATATTTTTCTTGATACCAATGAACTAGATAAGTACTTAGACATTAGATACTGGAAGAAATGTAAAGTTGATAATATTAATTTTGAAGGCAAAGAGGTTATTGTTGGTGTAGATTTATCAGTTACTACAGATTTAACTGCAGTAAGCATTATGTATAGAGAAGATAATAAAATTTACTGCAAATCTCATGGATTTTTACCAGAAGATAGTTTGGCAGAACGTAGAGAAAATATTGATTATAGAAATTATGCTGAATTGGGATATTGTGATATCCATAAAGGAATGACAGTAAGCTATACAAAAGTTGAAGAATATATAAGAAGGATTGAAGAAACATATAATTGCAAAATTATATCTATTGTAACAGATCCTATGAATGCAAAAGAAATGATGGAAAGATTAAGCGAAGATTTTGATGTAATAATGCTAAAACAAACTTATACTAATTTAAGTCCAGCAACGAAAGAATTTCGAAAGCTTGTTTATGATGGAAATGTGTTTTACGAAAAGAACGAATTACTTGATTGGAATATGAAGAATGCAATTACTACAAAAGGTAAAGCAGATGATGAGATGCTACAGAAAGAAAATAAGAATAAGCAAAGAATAGATATGGTTGCTGTATTAGTATTTGGAATGACACAATTAATAGTTGAAGAAGAAAAATATAGTGCTGTAGATACCCTTGATAAGATGGATTGGTAGAGAAATGAGGTGAGATCTTGAAAAAAATCAAAGAAAAACTTAAGAATATAATTAATAAAACTATTTTCAATGATATATTTGTTATGGAAATGGTCTTTTTTATTGGAGTTTTTATCATATTGTTTACTAATTTCTCTATAAATATCAAGTTTGGATTTTACTCATTGGGATTTATTTTTATTGCTTTTAGTGTATTTTTATATAAATTTACAGGAAAGCAAGGTGATAAATAGTGATTTTTAATAGATTACTTGAGAAAAGAGAGACAATTAGCGTAAATGAATGGAAAACAATGTATTCATCTGAGAATGGTTATGATATTACTCCGTTTGATATTGAAATGAAAGAAAGCACTTATTTTAGTTGTATAAAAATCATATCTGAGAGTATTGCTAAATGTACTTTACAAGTAAAAAAGGAAACAGAAAAGGGGGAAGAGTTAGCTAAGGATCATTATCTATATGACAAACTAAGAATACGGCCTAATGATTATATGTCAGCGATAGATTGCTATAAAGCCTTTGTAGCATTATCAAAACATTGGGGGCACTCTGGTCTTTTTATTGATAGGCAAGGAAGTAAAATAAATGGATTGTATCCAGTGAAAATTACAAATGTAACAATAGATAATTCAGGATTAATTAAAAGTATAAAAGGAAATAAAATATTATGGGATTTTGAAGGTGTAGAAGGTGAGATAGGCAGTTGTTTTGATAAAGATATAATAATGCTAAGAGACTTTACTATGGATGGAATTAAAGGCAAAGCAAATAGGAGCATTCTTTCTGAAAGTTTAGATAGTAGTCTTAAAAGTCAAAATTACTTAAATAAACTTTTTAGCAATGGGCTTACAAATAAAATAGTTGTTCAGCTTACTAGTGACATTAAAGAGGAAAAGGAACTCAAAAAGGTTCAAGAGAAATTTGATAGGATCTACACTAATAATGGGCGGGTATTTACTATACCAGCAGGTTATAATGTTCAGCCTATGAATTTATCTTTAAGCGATGCACAATTTACTGAGTTGAGAAAATTATCAAAAGAAGAAATAGCAAGTAGCTTTCAGGTTCCTCTAAGTAAACTGGGGATAATGAGAGATACAGCAGTTAGTGAAGAACAGGATAATATAAAGTTTTTAACTGATTGCTTATTAATAATATTTGAGCAAATAGAGCAGGAGATGGACTGGAAGTTGTTAACTCAAACTGAAAGAGAGATGGGATATAAAATACGATTTAATATTAATGTGCTATTAAGAACTGATAGTAAAACTCAATCTGAGGTAATTAGTACCTATGTAAAAAATGGGGTTTATGACCTTGATTATGCTAGAGATATATTAGGTGTAGAAAAAATAGGAGGTGAATTGATTATTACTTTACCTTCAGGACAAGTTCTCTTAAAAGATTTAATTAATGGTAATGTTAGTTACCAAAAAGGAAAGCAAAATACTGCGCCGAAAGATGGTGATAATATTGACCCTAAATGTTGTTAAAGATTATTTGAAGATTGACTATGAAGATGAAGATAATTACTTAGCAGAACTGCTAGAGGTGTCTCTAATATACATAGACTCTATGGTAGGAGAATGTTATAAAAATGATGAAAAGGCGGTTAAATTAGCTGAACTACTCCAGAAAAAACTAATATCAGATATGTATAACATTAGAGGTACTGATATAGATATTAAAACTAAACAAGATAGAATTGTTTCTAGTATATTAGATAAGCTCAGTAATTATATTACAGAATCTTGAGAGGAGGTGAAAATTTATGCAAGTAGAAATTAGGTCAGATCATGTAGTGGTTAGGGGATATGTTAATGCATGTGAAAGGGATTCTAGAGAGTTACCTTCGCCAAAAGGAAAATTTGTTGAACAGGTTAGAAGTGGAGTTTGGCAAAGAGCATTGGAAAGAACTAGTGATGTACCAGTATTACTTAATCATGATTGGAGTAGAAAACTTGGATCAACAAAAGATAATCTTAAACTTAAGGAAGATAATATTGGTTTATATGCAGAAGCTAGGATATATGATTCTGATGTTATTGAAAAGGCAAAAAATAATAAACTAGTTGGGTGGTCATTTTCTTTCATACCTCAAAAACAAAGCTGGGGAAAAACAGATACAGATGTTGAGCGAAGATATCTTGAAGATATTATCTTAAGAGAAGTATCTATACTTGATAATACACGTACACCAGCATATTATGGCACTAGTATAGAAGCTAGGGATAATGAAGAAGTTTGTATTGAGCAAAGATTTATACAGGATCAAGTAGAAGTAATTCCATTAGAGGAAGAAAAAAGAGAGGATGACATAAATCTAAAACTTAAATTAATGGAATTAGAATTACAGATTATGTAGTTCTTTTTTTATACTCTATTTTAAATAATGAAAGTGAGGAAGTTAAAATATGAAATTAAAAGATTTATTAGCATTATTAGATAGTAAGAAAACAGAAGTTAGAAGTCTTATAGCAGAGCAAAAGGTAACGGAAGCCGAAGCTAAAATGGCAGAAATAAGAAGTATAGAAAAAATGATAGAAATTGAAAAAGAATTAGAAGAAGCCGAAAAGAGAGATTTGGAGTCTCAAAGGAATGAGAAAAAGGAAACAAAAGTAGATAAGGTTGATGAAATGAGGAGCATTGTTAAGAAAGTCTTAGGGCAGGAGTTGACAGAAGAGGAAAGAGCAATGGTTAAGACAACAGACAATTCAGCAGTTTTACCAAAACAATTTGTAAATCAACTTATAGAGATAGAAAGAGGGTATGGATCATTAGAGGAATATGTTGAAGTTATTCCAGTAACAAAGAATGAAGGAACAATGCCAGTATCAGAAGTGGATGAAGATGAATTGCCAGAGGTTTTAGAGGGGGATGATATTACTGATGCAACGTTAACAACTTCAGATATAGCATTTAAATGTGCTAAAGTTGGTGAGATTTACACATTAACATCTGAATTACTTGATGATGCAGAGGTTGAAATTGAAGGCTTAGCACGTAGAAACTTTACAGCTAAAACTGTAAGAACTAAAAATGCAAAAATTATGAAAGTCATAAAAGATAATGCAGCTGCATTTACTGGCGTTGGAAGTTATGAGGATATAAATACAGCTATAGACGAGGCGGTACCAGCAGTTAAAGCTGGATTAGTGACATTCACAAATCCAAAAGGATATTCAGTATTAAAGAATATGAAAGATGGGCAAAAGAGACCTTTAAATTTAGTTACAGAAGTAAACGGAAAATATTATTTTAATAATAAAGAATTAGTTGTAGTAGATGAAACCTTATTACCAACAGCAGAAGGAAAAACAGCTACTTTTTATGTTTGTAATTCTAAGGAACTTGTAAAGTTATTTAAAAGAAATGAGTTTACAGTTGCCAGAAGTACAGAAGCAGGATTTATAAATGATACAGTTAAAGTAAGGATTTTAGGAAGATTTGATGTAAAGAAAGGATATGCTAGAAATTGTTATGCAATATCATTCTAATTTAAAGGGTAAATTTTTCTACCTTTTGAGTTTAATATGAGGTGATTATAATTGAGTAGCGTAGAAATGGATCAAAGAATAGTAATAAGCGAATACATTGGAGAAAGTCAAAATGATAATGGTTTTGATGAATCAAATTGGGATGATACTTATTATCCATGTTGGAGCACATTTAAACAAATAAGTGGAAAAGAGTTTATATCTGCCAAGGCCAATAATTATGAGAATATAGTTACATTTACAGTGAGATATTGCAATAAAACTAAGGTGTTATTAGTACCAGGAGCAACAAAGCAGTATAAAGTGATCTATAAAAATAAAGATTATAACATATTATTTTGTTCTGATTACAATAATCAGCATGAGTGGATTGATATAAAAGCTGAGGTGATTATATGAGTGGAATTGAATTAGATGGTTTTGAGGAATTAGAAGCATTACTTCAAGATATGACACTTACTGAAGCTGATGAGAAGAAAGCAATGAAAGCTGGTATAGATGTAATTTATAATGCAGTTGAAAGTAATACTCCGGTTGGAGAAAGCGGAGATATGAAAAGAAAAATTAAAGAAAAGGTTAGTAAGAATGAGCTTTCTTTAATAACAGGCCAAGTTATAATGGGCGCTTGGTATACAGGATTTGAAGAGTTTGGAACATCTCAAAATAAAAAGAATGTTGGATTCTTTGAACGCTCTGTTAATAGCTCACAAGATGAAGCTTTAGAAGTATTAGCAAAGGAGCTGTTAAAGTAGAGGCGATGAAATGGTTAATATTAAGAAGTTTATAAAAGATACATTATCAAATCCTGAAATATTAAATTTAACAGCAAATAAAAAAGTTTATTTCATACATGCTAACAGTCCAACCGAACCATATATTGAGTATGAAATATTTGATGAGAATGGACAGGAGTGGGCAGAAAATAAAGAGATAGCAACAAACTTTTATTTGCAAGTAGATATATTTAGCAAAACAGATTATACAGATTTAGAGAATAAAATTAAAGAAGTAATGATAAACGCTGGCTTTAATAGGAGTATGGCTGCTGATTTATATGAAAATGATACGCAGTTATTCCATAAAGCCATGCGTTTTTTTATTACACTGGAAGTGAGGTAAAAATATATGGCTATTGTAGGCTTAGAAAAGCTTTATTATTCGAAGATTACAAAGGATGATTCGACAGGAATAACATTTGATAAACCAATTTATTTACCAGGTATTAAAGAAATTAAGATTGCACCAAAGAGCAATACAGCAAAATTATATGCAGAAAATAAGGTGTGGGATCAAACAACAACATTAGAAGATATTGAGGTTACTGTAAATGTAGCTGATTTGACCAATGCACAATCTGCTGATCTGTTAGGACAAACAATTGCAACAGAAGGAGGAACATTTGCATCATCTGATGATATTGCTCCATATATAGCATTGCTTTATGTAGCAAATAAGTCTAATGGCAAAAAGAGATATGGAATTCTTTATAAGGGGAAAATGGAATTACCAGATGATTCTAGTAAAGGGCAAGAAGGAAAAGTTGATTATCAGACACCAGAAATGAAAGCAACATTCCAACCGCTACAAAATAATGGAATGTGGAAATATAATGTAGATGAGGATGATCCAAATTGTCCAAGTGACATTGAAACTAAATTCTTTGAAAGTGTAATTGTACCTACTAAAAAAGTAACTACACCAACTACTTAAGTATTTTAAACTCTCAATCATTTAATTTGGTTGGGAGTTTCTTATAAAATCAGGGAGGAGATATGTATACATGTTTGGCGAAACTAGAAAATTAAAGATAGGTGAAAATGAATATAATTTTAAAATGACAAATGAAACCATTTTGAAAGTAGATGATAAGTATGGGAATTACGGAACAGTGCTACAAGGAATAATGGAAGGAAAACAATTTTATACTAATGCATTAAGACTAATGTCCTGTAGCTGTATAGATAAGGAAACTGGAAATGATAAAAAAGTAGAAAGGACTAAAGAATTTAGCATAGAGGAATTAATAAATTTATTAACACCTCAGCAGCTTAATAATGAAATACCTGCATTTGTGAAGAACTTATATTTTGATTATATGGGTATTGATACTAGTGCTAAGAAAAAGGATTCAAAGCCAAAGAATAAAGAAAAAAACTAGGTGACCAGTCAAAAAATCCTTATGAGATTAATTTTGACTGGCTTTTTTATATAAGTAAAACTCATTTAAATTATACAAAAGCTGAATTTTTAGAATCTACACACGCTGAAATATATAAAATGTGGATGAATCATGTGAAGTTTAATGGTTGGGAAATTAAAGACGAAAACAATGAAAATAAATCTGGCAATGAAGAAAGAGTTTATATAGATGAAATACCATTCTTATAGGAAAGGAGGTAAAGTAATTGAGCGACTTGGAAAAACTAATAAAGGCCAAGATGGTGCTAGATGATACTGGATATAATTCCAGTATTAAGGGTATAAATAGCAGTTTAAAAGAAGTTCAATCAGAATTTAAATTAGCTAGTGAAGGTCTTAAGACATTTGGATCTACTAGTGACAGGTTGAAATCAGCACAAGATGCATTATCTAAACAATTTGATTTACAATCTAAAAAAGTTGATACCTATAGAGAAGCAATGGAAAAAGCTAGTCAAAAGATGGGTGATAATATCTCTGAAAGAGACAAATTAAAAGCTAGTTTGGAAAGTGCCAATAGTAGGTATCAAGAATCAATTCAGCTATATGGGAAAGAAAGTGAACAAGCTAAAAGTGCTAAAGAAGCAGTAGATCAATTAACAACTGAGTATAGTAAAAAAGAAAAAGCAATTGAATCTAATGCTAAACAGATACAAAATTATCAAACTAATATGAATAAAGCTGAAACTGAGATGGTCAAAACTCAAGGAGAGCTTCAAAAAATAAATGATGAGCTTGATAAGAGTAATAATAAGTGGATTAGTGCAAGTAATGGTTTAGAAGAAAGTGGCGAGAAGCTAAAGGATTTTGGGAGTAAGGCTACTAATGTTGGAGATGGAATATTAAAAATTACAGCACCTTTAGAAGCAGCAGGAATAGCAGGAGTTAAATTTAGTACTGATTTCCATGATGGTATGGCTAAGATTAGTACCGTAGCTGATACAACTAATATCAGCATAGAGGATTTAGGAAAAGGTGTTATAGATCTATCTAATATGAGTGGTGAATCATTTGATACTATTCAAGATGGTATGTATGATACTATTTCTTCAGGTGTCACAGCAGAAAAGTCGGTAAATTTTTTAACAACAGCGGTTAAGGCGGCTAAAGGTGGATTTACTGATACAGCAACATCAGTTGATGGATTAACAACTGTATTGAATGCTTATGGAATTAAGACAGAAGAAGTAACTAATATTGCTAATCAAATGTTTATTGCACAAAACTTAGGAAAAACAACCTTTGGAGAAATGTCTAGCTCTATAGGTAATGTCATTCCAACAACAGCAGCATTAAAAGTAACTACATCAGAGCTATTCAGTTCATTAGCAACATTAACTGCAAATGGTATTAAGACATCTGAAGCAGTTACAGGGTTAAAAGCAGCTTATTCTAATATAGCAAAACCATCAGATGATGCTGCAAAAATGGCAGAAAAACTAGGTTTGAAATTCAATGCAGCACATTTACAGAGCGTTGGATGGGGGAGGTTCTTAGAAGAAGTAAAACAAAAAACTAATGGTAATACAGAAGAATTGTATCAATTATTTGGTTCTGTAGAAGCAGTTAACACTGTGCTTACTATGACAAGTGACCAAGGAATGAACTTATTCCAACAAAGTATGGATCAAATGACCACTAATACGACTGCATTGGATGATGCATTTACAAAAGTAGACGAAACTGCTGGTAATAAAATGAGAAAAAACTTTAATGAATTGAAAAATGCAAGTATAGAACTAGGAGATGCATTAGCACCAGTAATGGAAGAGGTTACTAGTGTAATTGGTGGCTTGACATCAACTTTAGAAGGTATGGATAAAGGAACTATAACAACTATTGCAGATGTGATAATGTTTAGTACCGCGCTAGGTGGAGTTCTAAAAGTAGTTGGTGGAGTGTCTAGGGGAATTGGAACTGTTATGAATGTAGTTTCAAAATTAACACCAGTTTTGGGAACTGCAACAGTAGCAACTGAAACAGTAGCAGAAGCAGGAGCAGTTGCTGGAGGAGTAGGCGGTGCTACAGGATTTGGTGCATTGGCTACAGGTTTAGGTGGTGCAGTTGTGGCGGCGGCTCCATATATTGCAGTAGCTGGTGCAGTTGCTTTAGCTGGGTATGGAATATATAAAGGGTTAACTCAGGAAGTTGTACCAAGTGTTGATTTATTTGCAGATAAAGTTGAATATACTTCACAAACTGTACAAACCGAATATGGAGCTATGACTCAAAATGTTGCAACAAATACAATAAAGATAAGCGAAGCAACAAAAACGGCAGTAAAAGATTATTTAGATATGGATCAAAATGCTAAAGCCTCACTTCAAGATCTATATATTAATGGAAATGTTATTACAGGACAAATTGCAACTGATACTAAAGCTAAATTCGATGGTATGACTCAGAGCGTTATACAAGGATATGAGAAACAGAAAACTGATAGCATATCTAAATTACAAGAATTATTCACACAACAAAATACCATTACCAGTACAGAGCAGGCTGAAATCATGCAAAAGACAACGGAATTTTATGCTAATAAAGAGACTCAAACACAGCAATATGAAGATCAAATTAATCAAATAATTCAAAATGCGGCAAACAATCATAGAACTTTAACGAGCCAAGAAGTAACTGACATAGGACAATTACAAAATCAAATGAAAGAAAATGCTGTAAAATCACTTTCTGACAATGAGGTTGAAGCACAGGTTATTTTACAGCGTATGAAGGATTATGATGGAAGAATTACTGCTGAACAGGCATCAGAACATATTCAAAAATTAAATGAAAGTAGAGATGGAGCAATTAAAGCTGCTAATGATGAATATGACCAAACTGTTGCAACAATAATTAAGCAGCGTGATGAAGTAGGTTCTATAACATCAGAGCAAGCTGATAAAATGATAGCAGATGCAACCAAGCAAAGAGATGATACTATTCAAAAGGCACAAGAAACTCGAGATGGAGCAGTTGAAAAAATAAAAGGAATGAATAGTGATCTTGAAAATAGTGTAGATACAAGTACAGGGAAAATATTAACTTGGTGGGATAAATTGAAAAATTGGTGGAGTAGTTGGATTCCATCAAATAAAACATTCTCTTATAATGTGAGTGGAAATGCTTCAGATGTAGATGCAGCTGATGCAGATCAATTAACAATTGGAGAGCACTGGACAGGTGGAGTTATGGAAAACTCAGGCTTAACTACGCTTCATGAAAGAGGATATGAAGTTTACCAACTTAAGGCGGGTACAAGAATTTATAATCATGATGCAAGTGAAGATTTAGTCTTAAAAACTGCTGAAAATGTAGCTAATAAAGTGGCTAGTAGTATTGCTAAAAACTCTTACAGTAGTTCTGATGGACAACCAATTATAATTCAAGTTCCAGTTAATTTGGATGGCAGAGAAATTGCTAGAGTTTCAACTCCATATGTAAGCAGAGAATTGGCATTTAGTTCAAATAGAAGGAAGTGGTAGAGTGTCATTTATATTCTATAATAATTTAAATAGCTTAGATGATTTAGATTTAATAATAGAAAATATTCCAATCATACCAGCTTGTAATATTATATATGAAACAATATCAATTGATGGCGGAGAAAATCTTACAAAGATTAAAGGATTTGAAGATATAAGTCTTAGTTTTGATTTTTGGTATAAAGCTAATGAAGATGAATATCTAATGAAAAAATCTAGAATCGATAATTGGCTGCTAAGTTCAATGTCTAAAGAACTTTTCTACAGTATGGATGAATTTAAAACTTACAAAGTGAAGCAAGTTAAAATAAGTGAGACTAAAACAACAAGTAATATAGTAAGGCGCTTTACTGCAACATTTATTTGTAATGGACTAAAATATATGACGAGTGGATTAAAGGCGAAAACTATAACAACTAGCGGAACGATATTAAATAATTTTGGAACATATGAAGCTAAGCCTATATTAAAGATTTATGGAAGTGGAAGCATAACTTTAAATATAAACAATACTAGTTTCACTGTAAAAAATGTGGTTGATTATGTGACAATAGATTCAGAAATAAAAGAGTGCTATAAGGATAATATTAATTTTGGTAAAAATATGACTGGTGATTGGCCAGTCTTTTCTATTGGCAAAAATACAATTTTATGGTCTGGAGCTGTAAGCAAAATAGAAGTTACGCCTTACTGGAGATGTTATTAATGATTAGATTATTCAGGAGTATTGAAACAGATTTTTCTCATAACGAATGGGTATTAAATGAAATAATATCATGTAAGGTTACTGAAGAGATAAATGAAGATTATACAATGGAACTAGAATATCCATTAGAAGACATTAAAAATATTTCTAGTAATTTAGTAACTGCTTCAATAATTTCTACTCCAACGATTGATAGTAGAGATAATCAGCAATTTAGGATAATTCAGAAAGAAACTAACTCTAATTCCATTAGTGTTCAAAGCCAATCTAAATTACTGGCGGATTTGAAGGAAAATAGGATTAGAGCTGTGACCATTGTAGGAAAGACTAGAAAAGAAGCCATACAAATTATATTAAATAGTGCTTTAGACCCTCATAATTATAAAGTTGGCAACTTAGATACAAATGCTAACACCAATGTGATATTAGAAGTTAAAGAAGGCAACTTATTAAGTGCCATTATAGGCTCAGAGAATAGTGTTTTATCTGAATATGGCGGTGAATTTATAGTAAGCAATGAAACTATAGATATAGTTGATCAAAGAGGGGAAGACAATGGTGTTGTTATTGAATATGGAAAAAATATATCTTCAATAAAAGAAACAATAGATTTAACTGATTTGGCAACAGTTCTTATACCAAAGTCAGGAGACTATAGATTGCCAGAATATCAGATTGTAAGTCCTAATGCTGGGGCATATGAAAAGAAATACTATCGAGATGTTGAATTAAATCTAAATATTTGGGATGGAACTAATACAAAAGATGAGAAACAAATAACAATTGAAGAAGCTTATAAGATTATGAGAGATACTTGTAACAAGATGTTTAGCGAGGATAAAGTAGATCAAATAACATTTAACTATGTTATAGATTTTATAGAGCTAAGTAAAACAGAAGAATATAAAAATTATAAAGCTCTAGAGAGTGTAAATTTAGGAGATATGGTTTATATCAAACATAAGAAGTTAAATCTGGATTTACAAGGTAGAGTTAATAAAATCAGCTATACAGTAGATTCTGAGGGGAATACAACAATAGATAAAGTTGAAATTGGATTTGCTAGAAAAAATATAACGGATATTATAAGCGATACTGTAAAGCAAATACAGTTTGCCAAGCAAGAGATAGTTTTACAAGTTTCAAATTCTGAGAAAAAGATAAACGCAAGGATTGATTTACAGGAAGAAAAGATTGATGCGGTAGTTGAACAGGATGGAACTGGAATGGGATGGGAGTTAAGTAAAAATGCATTTAAGGTAGCTTGTGTAGGTGCTAGTAATACTTATGTGATGATAGATTCAAATGGTCTAGAAGTTCATGATGGCAAGTTTAGGCTTTACAAAGGAGATAATGCTGTATTTTATGTAAATACAAATGGTAAATGTAATGCAGTTGGTGGCTTTGTAGTAGACGATGGAGACGCAGCTTATAAGCTAGATAAAAATGGTCTAAGCATGACTAATGAAAATGGATATACAAGCAGAATTTATGTGGCTGAGGATAGCACAACATTAATTGCAGATGACGACTTTCAAATTACTAATACCTTAGACGTAAAAGATAGTGCTAGATTTAGAGCTTATTCTAAATTTTATGCTGATGTAGATTTTGATACTGAAAATATTAATATAGGCTCTAAGACATTAAAAGAGTATATAGAATATGTGGTGAAAAATATGTAAGGGGGGAAGGTGATTAAGTGTCTATATTTGATTCTTTGAGTTTTGACATAGATCTCAAACTTGAAAATTCTCCAATATATTATAAATGCAAACAAAACGATACAATTACTTTTAGCTTTAATGTTTATGATAATGGATTAAGTGCAGATTTAACAGGATTTTCATGTATATTAAATGTTAATAAAGCTAATATGGGATATGAAATTAGAGATACTGATATAACTATAACCAGCAACAATATAAGAGTGAAGTGTCCGTCTAGCACAACACAATTCTCAGGAGATTTAAAATTTGAGATAAAGCTAATTGATCGTATAAACAACTTACAAAAGACAAGCTTTGATATATTTGTAAAAGTACAAAATTCTATTTTGGCCAGTTCTAATGGTAATATCCCATCAGTAATAATTACACCATTGGAACACTTAGATGAAAGCTTAAACCAAATAGCAGGTAAAATAGCAGAAGCGAATGTAATGAATACCACACTTATTAACACAAAAAACTCTGCTGATAATACTAATACTATTTTAAATGCTACTATTAGCGCTGCAAAAAACACTATCAATAATTTAAATAATGCGATAGATAAAGGTAATAATGTTATAGATAAATTAGCTAATACAAATTGGGCATATATAGAATGGATGGGATCTATAGTTGAAAAGTTAGCAATTGGAACTCTAGATGATGAAAATGGAGATTTCATCATAGATGAAAATAATGAACAATTTATAGGATAGGAGATGATTTAATAAATGGGATGGAAAATAACTGATAAGTTTTTAGTAGATCCACAGGATAATGATTCAGTACCTTTTGATCAAGGTGGAATTGTAAGAAGAAGCACATGGGGAAAGATAAAAGATTATATATTAGGAAATGCAACATTGGCAACAAATGATAAAACAGTTCGCGGAGCAATAAATGAAGTTAATACATCATTGTCAGAATTGGCGAATCAATATGAAGAAGGAGCATTTACTCCATATATAACTGGTGCAACTAATTCTGGTACTTTTGTACCGGTTTATTCAGCACAGAATGGAAGTTTCATTAGGCAGAATAAGCTTATTACTTTTAAACTTAAAGTAGTGCTTTTATCATATACTGGGGCTTTTAATGGCAATTTAAGAATAGCAGGATTGCCATTTGCAGCCGTTAGTGATGGGGTTAATATTCCTTTGTTGGTAAGTGATTTAAATAATCTTGATATGGATACTAATGCAAAATTTGCAACAGCACAAGTTATGAACAGTTCTTCAGCTATAGCGTTGTTGCAACCAACAGATAATTCATCAGGTATATCAGTTGCTAATACAAATTTAGGCCAAACATTTGCAATTACAATAACAGGCCAATATAAAAAAGCGTAGGAGGGAAAATTATGAAAGAAAAAATAATGTTAGATACACTTACTAAAGATAGTGTAAATATAAAAAAACAAAATTATGTAACCGTAGATGGTAAAGAATATTTAATAGGTGACCCATGGTATAGAGGATATTCTAATTCAACACAAGGTAGAACACAAGTGCAAGTAGAAGTTACAGAACCCTATCTGAGTGCTATTTTAGCAATGTGGGGAGACAGCCCAACTGTTACAGATGATACACAATAGGTTATTAAAGATCAGAATTAAATTATTTTGAATTTACTATTATGAAAATATTGTTAGTAAATGAAACAAATGTTAAAATATTAAATAAACAAAATGATAAGGAAGTGTTATTTAATGAGCATATTTGGGAAAAAGAATAAAAATGGGGATAGAAGTGTAAATCTTAAATATATTGATGGGGTTGAGGCATATTCTAATGGAACAGCAGTGGCATTGAGTATAGATAACACAAATGAATGCATTACTATGATTGCAAGGGTATATAAAAAGCCACCAGTACATTTGAAATTTGAACAGGTTACAGGAGTTAGAGTGGTTAGTGAAAAAGAAATAATAGAAAAAAGTAAAAGTGCTGTTGGTAGAGCTATTGTTGGTGAAGTATTACTTGGGCCATTGGGAGCTATTGTTGGAGGAATATCTGGTATAGGCACCCAAAAAGAAAATAAGACACATAATTTTATTGTTATCAATTATAAATCAAAGGATGATGAAATAAAAGTATTGTCTTTTGAAATAGTTGGTGCTAGTTTACATTGGTCATCTTTTGTAGATGAATTAAAGCAGAAAATAAAAAAAGAAGATGTTCCAAATGAAATACATCTATAAGAGTTTAAAAGTACCTGTTTTTATAGGTGCTTTTTATTATTTGTAGAAGGAATTTGAACTAGTAATAAGATTGAATATATATGAGTAAGGTGATGCGTAATAGGAAAATAGGATGTACTAAATAAAAAGATAAAAATGAATTAATTCTAAAATAAAAGAAACATAGGCGTCTTGGAAATCTGGGATTTATGATAATATATATTAAAAATATGTATTTAATACTATTATTGACATAAAATGAAAAAATATAGTAATATTTATTCTGGGGTGATAAAATGTTTTTGATTATTTTAGTATTTTTAGTAGGAGCAATAACAATGTTCCCATTAAAGAAATTGGCTCAAAAGATTTATAATGATACTGAGTATAATGGACTAAGAGGATTACCTAAATTTTTAACAATATTTTTGGGGCTAGTAAATATATTTTTAGGAATTGTTCTTGATGTGGCAATTGAAGGAAGATATTATGATCTTGCTGCAATTGTAGGAGCGCTTTTTCTTTTATTGATTGCTTTACTTACACTAGTAAATAAGAAAGCTGGATTGAAGAATGCTAGATTGTTAGCAATCTTGCAGACCATTAGTGGAGCAATTATGATTATATTATTATTTGCTAACCGTTGTTTTGGTGGATTTTTATCAAGTGGAATAATAGATATATTATCAATAAATGAACATTTTAATAGTTAACTGAAATATGGAGTACTATAGATAGGAAAATATAAATAACAACTTAGTATTGACATTACAGTTACCACTTATAAGTTTAAGAAGAATAATTTTAGAAATCCTAAATAATAACTATAAGAAATTAATAGCAGAATAATTTATAATATTAAGTGAAGTAAAGGACATCTACAATAATGTAGGTGTCTTTTGTTATATGAAAATAATTAGAAAAAGAGGTGTAATATGAATGAAGAATTAGTGAAAGACAAAATCGAAACTCACGAAAGAAGGCTTAATAATCATGGGGATAGGATTGATAAGCTTGAACAAGATGGAAGAGAACTAAAGACGGAGCTTAAAAATTTATGTGAAAATCTTAAAAACTTAACTAGTATGATGAAGTGGTTTATAACCGCAATGGGAGGAGCTTTAATAAGCTTCTTTTTTTATGCAGTTCAAACAGGAATATTTAATAAATAATTGGAGGTATGTAGAATGATAAAACAAATTCTAGGTCTAGTAATAAGTATATTAAAAAATAGAACATACATGACAGCAGCTAGAGAGGTATGGAGCATTGTAGATGAGAACTTTAGGATTACAGAAAAAGTTGAAGATAAATTTAGAAGTAAAACTGAAGAATTCGATAAATTATTGCTTGCTAAATTTCCAGAACTAACTAATGAAGATGTTATATATTTTAGGCAAGCAATTGCAGGAAGCGTTAATGTGGGTAAGGAAGCAGTATTAGATAATTCCGTAATTATGAAGGAATTGCAAGAATCAAATGCTAAATTACAAGCAGAAAACGCAAGTCTAAAAGATCAATTAAGCAAATTTCAATCGCTTGCAGCAGCAACAGTAAACGCAGATGTGCAGCAAACAGTATAAGCTTAGTTTTTAGGGTAGCCTTTAAGGCTACTCTTATTTTTATATTTAAAATAAGAAAGGAAGATATAAATGAAAGGTATAGATATAAGTAATCATAACGGAAATATAAATTTTAACCAAGTAAAAACAGCAGGAGTAGAGGCTGTTTATATTAAAGCTACAGAAGGAACAACGTTTAAAGATAGCTATTTAGATACAAATTATTCTAACGCACATTACGCAGGATTAAAAACAGGGTTCTATCATTTCTTAGTTGGAACTAGTGAGCCAGAAACTCAGGCTAATAATTTTTATAATGCCATAAAAGATAAAACCAGTGATCTCATTCCCATGCTAGATGTGGAAACTAATTTTGATGGACTAATGGATTATATTTTAAGATTTATTGCTAAATTTAAAGAGCTATCTAATATGCAAATAGGTATTTATACTTACACTAGTTTTATGGATAACTTAGATAATAGAATTGCAGATTATCCATTATGGGAAGCAAACTATAATAATGATCCATGGAGATTAAATTCTAATTTCTTCACTAATAGAGTAGGACACCAATATAGTGAAACAGGATCTGTAAGCGGAATAAATACAGAATGTGATATGAATGAGTTTAATGATGGAATATTAAATAAAACTACTGGATATGTTGTTACAAACTATTTACCTAATGGCTATCAAGGAGATAATAGTTTTAATGGTGTTGATGCTGATTATGTGCTCCAATATTTTAAAGGAGTTAGATGTTATTTTAAGGGAAACGAAAAAGGGGTATGGATTGAAACTCAAAATCTATCTATGAGCAAATGCCTAGAGCTAAAAGAAACTTTGGGAAGCTGGTTTTATGATATAAAGTAATATGGTATAATGATTATTACTAAATTGCATATACTCTGTTTAGTAAAGGTAGACTAGGTAGAATACTTAGTCTACCTTTTTTGCTTTAATATAATAATTCTTATAAATCAGATAAAAATAGTATTGTATAATTTATAGAATTATGATATTATAATGTTACACACAAAGCTAACAGCGATAGTGGATAGCGTTAGACTCCCAAGATAATTACAAGATTCTTTTTTAAGCATTAAGTCTTGTAGGGTAGTAAAGAGAAATCTTTATTACCCTTATTTTTTTGCAAAAAAAAGAGATAGCAAAAAAATATTAGGAGAATAATGGTCCAAGCTATCTCTTTATTTATTAAAAATAGGAAATCGTATCTTAATTCTTAACATTATTAAAATAAAATATACATAAAATTATAAAAGTATATTCTAATAAAATAATTAATTAACAAAATTGCAAAAATAATGTTTTATTGACAATGATATAAAATAATATACAATTATAGTATAAATGTAAATAAGGGGGAAATAATAATGTCGAAAATGATAAACTGTAAAACGTGTGGAGCAGAAATAGCTGCAAGTGCTAAAACATGCCCAAGCTGTGGAGGAAAAAATAAAAAGCCTATTTTTAAAAGATGGTGGTTTATATTAATTGTTCTTGTAGTGATAATAGGTGCTTTGGCATCAGGAGGAAACAAAGGTAAGAATACAACAGATGAATCTCAAGAAACTACTAATACATCAACTGCTAATGCCAGCAAAGATGAACCTAAACAAGAAAAGGCAAAAGATACTACAAAGGATACAAAAGATAATGTACCTAAGGAATATCAATCAGCATTAAAAAAAGCAGATACGTATGCGAACCAAATGAATTTATCTAAAAAAGGATTATATGAGCAATTAACATCAGATGCTGGAGAGAAATTTCCTACAGAAGCTGCACAGTATGCTGTAGATAATGTAAAAGCAGATTGGAAAAAGAATGCATTAGCTAAAGCTAAAATATATCAAAATGAAATGAACATGTCTAAGAGTTCTATACATGACCAACTAGTATCAGATGCTGGAGAAAAATTTACTGAAGAAGAAGCACAATATGCTGTAAGTAATTTAGAAAATTAAAATATAAAAAAATGTGGCAAATTTTAAAATATAGCTATTTGCCACATTTTTTATATTTTAGAGTGCCGAAGATGAAAAATAATCATTATTTAATTACATAAAATTGAATTGAGAGAATAAATCTTAATTTTAAGTATTCAAATAACTTTTCATCTTTTCAAATACGCTTCGAGTAGGCACATTATTTTCATAGCAATATCTATATAAAGTTCTTTTAGATATATCCAAAGATTTACACAATTTATCCTTATTAATGTGGATATTTTTATTAAGTAAAGTGGATAAATATTTATGAAAGTTATCCAGAGATTCTAAATACGGATCGTAAAAATATTTACTATTAATGTTAAAATAACTAGCTAGCTTCATTGATTGTTCCTTTGTAGGGAACAGCTCTCCACGCTCATATTTTGATATACTCGATTTGCTAATACCTATAATTAGTGACAACTCTTTTTGTGTTAAATTATTTAACCTTCTTAGTCTAATCAAATTTTCAGCAATCGTATTTGCTGGCAGATCTTTAAACTCATCTTTTAAATCAATTCTCAA